TTAATTATGCATTGTTAACAAAACAAATATACCACCTATAAGTGCAACTATTATTGCAATGGAACTAGTAATTATTACTTTGTTTTGTGATGCTTGTGCTTCTGATATATATTCTCTTAGATCTGATATACTATCTTTAACTTTATCAATTCTATCATGTATGACTTTCCTATCTTCCTTGAAATCATTCTTCATCTCATCTAACCTATCCTCTAGCATTCGATACCTTTCAGCGCAGAGGTCTACGTGAGCTTCAAGATTTTCTTTTTCAAGTTTTGATGCCATACCCTCTCCAAATTTCTCTAATATTTATTATTAGCATCTTTGCGAGAGTAAACATAATACTTGATGAAATCCTTCATTTACAAATATCATTTCACTATAAACAATACCACTTAATGATTTGATAGGTTGTAAAAATATATATGAAGTAATAGCTCCTATTATTCCACATAAGAATGATTGAAAACTTCTCTTTAACCACTTAAATTTATCTGTAGCAAGTACTCTACCTAATCCATAAATGTCACCAACAATAGCATCATAAGTCCTTGAATCTCTTTCAAGTCTATGAGCATATTCTTTTTTGAAATCCTCTAATGATATATATGAAAAATGTCCAAAAAACAATGGATTGAAAAATGGTGACTGTCTATCAATTTCTTTTGTTCCAGGTTTTTTTGGATAACCAGTTCTTGGCATAATAACTGCAATAGCACACAACAAAGCAATGGTAGAAAAAAAACCTAATATTGATAAAGGTAATGCAACCTCTTCATGTTCCATGTTTGCAATAGTAACAGAAAATACAATTGAAGATACCGTAATCATAATATTGGCTTTTGTATCAGCCATTAATGTCATATTGACAATATTTGTAAGATTAAGTCTTAAAATATTATCTACAGCAGTAGAAGACTTACCCTCATTTGTTTCGTCAATTTTTTCAAATAATGTATCGGGAGCTTCAAAACTTTTTGGGTCCCATGATTCTCTCATCTTCTTAACACAACCTTGAGAGTTTGACTTTCTGCACTACAACTTTTACCTACACCACCCCAATTAGCATTACCAATCAAAGGTCTTATTGTATAACTGTTATCTGTTGATTTTTTGCATGCACAATCTCTCGTAAGTCTTTCATGAGCACTAATCTCTAAACCCCACCCACATTTGCCAATTGACCAGTACATACCATTGCAAAATAGACCATAAACTTCAAAAGATTGATTGTCTTTATTATTTAAAAAATCATTTATTAATGTGCTGTTAGTACATGTAGTTAAATTATTTGGACTGCCAATTGAAATATTATCCCATTCATAATTTGAAGCATTATCCCAAAATGCTTTATATGTATTTTGTTGTTCTTGTGTAGCAACTTGGTTATATGTAAAATTATCAGACCAGGAATATATAAAAGTTTCTATTGTAGTTTCATTATCGATTGTAACATTATCAACAATTTCTTCTTCAACCACTTGGCTAGGATGATCAGGGTTGACAGAAACAGGAATAGTAACAGTGCGGGTTGGAGGGCTGTTAAAACCAACGATAAATGGGTCAGATAATCCAGATTCATAATAAATTTTTGGTACATCAAATGAATAATTTTCGTATCTTACTTCTAGTTCAACTTCAATAGGTACAGATACAGTACCTTTCATTTCATCATCTAATACTGTTGAATCATATATATATTTTTCTTGAAATGAACGTACATCTATTTTATGCTTGGCAACTAATACTGGTCTAGCACCAGTTCTATAATTTGCTTCGGGATACTCTTTTTGTCTACTTTTTTCATGATTGTAATTGAGAGTTACTTTTATGTCTTCTTCTTTTTCTCCAATACAGCTAGTTAATAGTATAACGCCTATCAACAACCCTAATTTTTTCATCTTGATGATCGTGAATATAAACTTCTTTAATAGGTCCATCAATATTTTTATCCCAATAACTTAAAAATTCTTTTATTCTTGGATAGTCTGGCTGTCTATCTTCTGTTTGCCATATGAATTCATTGACCAGATTTAAGTAATCTGGAATATAATATACTACTTGTACTGATGCTTTTGTCCACTTTTTAATTATATAGACCATTATTATCGCAATGGTGGTGCATATAATAACCCTCCGTCTGTATATAATTTATTGTAACCTCTTTTCAAATTCAAAGGTGTTTCAGTACCAAGATATTTATCATATAATTCTTTGTAGTTTCCAATTTGTTTAACTATTTGATATGTCCAATCTCCAGCTAGTCCCAACTTTGCTCCAAGATGTGGAAATTCTTCTCCATCTCTTTCACCCATAAATCTTTGTATTTTAGGATCAATATTTTCTTTGAACATATCAATATTTTTAGATGTTATAGATAACTCTTCTGCAATGAATAAAGTATATACAGTCCATCTTGTAATATCAGACCATAACTGATCACCATATCTCACAGCAGGACCTAATGGTTCTTTTGAAATAATCTCAGGTAGTATTACATGTTTTTCTGGTTCTGGAAATTGGGATCTATCACCTGCTAAAGCTGAACGATCAACACCATACATATCACAATTACCATCTAAATATAATTCAACTATATCTTCGTCTGGATAAACTGGTGCAGGTGTAAATTCCATTCCATAAAGTTCAAAAAAATCTTTAACATTTTGTTCAGCTGTAGTTTCAATATTAAAACAAACAACTGCTCTTGCTAAATCTTTTGCACTTTTAGCACCTAAAGTTTTTCTAACAATGAAACCTTGACCATCATAAAAAGTTGTTGGTAAAAATTCAATACCATGTATCACATCTCTAGTATATGTCCATGTTGTTGTAGCAGATATAATATCAACTGTACCATCAACTAATCTATCAAATCTTGTTCTACCATTTACAATTTTAAACTTTATTTTTGATTTATCTCCAAGTAACGCAACTGCAAAAGCTCTACATATATCAACATCAAAACCTTTCCAAACACCCTCATCTGCATAATGTCCATTTCTTTCACTGAATCCTGGAGCATTATCATACACACCACATATTAAAAAATCTCTTTCTTTTATTCTTGCTACTGTAGAACCATAAGACGGATTATATTCTTTACCTCTTTGATAATCATCTTCGTCCATATGTTCTTCCATATGTTGCACTTCAACCTGTTGTAGTCTAACTACTTCAGCTTGAAGTGCATCATACTCTTTTTTAGGAACTACCTCTACTTTAGGAATCATGCCTGAAAACATAGCAGCTCTTTGTTCTGCTAAATCATCAATCCTTGCTTGTAAAGATAATCTGTCACCAATATCAGTCTTAGGATCATCCCTCCTTTCGACTAACATATTAATTTCATTTTGAATTGTACGTATAGAAGTCTCAGAAGTTTCAGAAAGTCTAATGTTTCCTTGATTATCAGCTACTACTTTTTGAGCTAATGTTTCTGCTACAAATGTGTATGCAACAAAAACAATGAATACAAGAAGATATTTCATTTGAGTGTTCTATAAATTTCCATTAGTTCAGCATCTGGCATCTCTTGTGCCATTGTATAATACCTTTGATGCCCAACTTTCATGAAGCCTTTTAGATCAGAAAAACTAGGATACTTTGCATGCAATCCTGAAATCAAGTAATCTGGATCCAAATGACATTCTGCACATGCATTACCTTTTGCAAAAACTCTCGTACCCAATTCGTATCTTTCACTCTGAATCAAAACAGAATTTAAATCTTTTTCAACCCATCTAACTTTTTCATCAATCCCGGGAATAACCATAAAAATTAAATAAGCTAATAGACCTAATATTATATAAATAAAAGTTTTTTGTCCTTTTATTGATGCAAGTGTTTCTTCTTCAATTGCTTTTACTGGTTCAAATTCAACTTTTTCCTCACCGTTAGTTGTAACAGTGGCTTTCATTGACCCAGCAGAAGTTTTCTTACTTTGTTGTGCCATTTAACTCCTACTTAGCTTTTGATGCTGCTTTTAATCTTGATTGAAGTTGCTCAGCAAACATTTTTAGTATGATAGGAATACTTACATTAGATGTTAATCCAAATAGAAATCCTAATGGATATTTGTATGTTGAATAGGCTTGTACTTGTGGAACATTATCAAACACAAGAACAACTAGAATATATCCTGTTACAGACATACCCATGTTAATGAATAAATCAAGACCAATCAACCACCAATTACCCTGATACTTGTCTTTGTTATCATGACGATAATTAAACAAAAATACAAAAAATGCAGCAAACAAAATAATACCAAACATCGACAAATTAGCAGGACTGAAAATATTGTCCATATTAATTTCCTTCTTTCTGTTTCGCTTTAAGTAACTTTTGCAGTTCTGCTGTACTTCCTACAAATAATGCATTAGTCACATTTTGTGTTTTCACTTTACCATCATCATTAATATCTTTTATTTGTTTATGCAAATTTATCAACTCTTTATTTGCATTAGTCAATTTATCCATCAATTGACCAACTACTTCATAAGCTCTTGGATGTTCTGTTTCCTGAGCTACTTGTAGGAGGCCCTCCATTGCATCCTGTCCTCGTTCAATAATATTATATAAGTTTTCACGTGTATACTGAAAATCTGTATTAGATACATCAGTATCACTTGGTATAACTTTTTCTGGTAGTGTTTGAGGTTCAACAATATCAAACACTTTATCAAGTTTTTCCATTATTAATTATAATTACCAGTAAAAGGATCAAAATCTTTGCCACCTTCGTAAAATTGACTATC